TTACTTCGCAAGCGCCGCCCTGATCGCCCCCACATGCGCCCGGCAATCCTGCCCCGCCTCCCACAGGCTCACGATATACTCTGCCACCACCGCCTGGGAGCTGGTTTCCGGCACCTCCGGCGCAGCCGCGCAATCCAGCAGCGAGACCGGCACATCCGGCGTAACGGTCACGATCCGCGTCGGCGGCGGCGCGCCGCCACATCCGGCGAGCGCCAGAACCGCCACCACAATCGCCGCCTTCACGGCGCGTTACCCTGCAGCGCCCGCAGGCTATCGAGTGTCTGCGCGAGCACCGGCGCCACCTGCCCATTTTCACCGGGCGATGACGCCGTTATCGCCGTCGCGATACGCCGTGTCGCCATCCCATCCGCCTGGCTCTGCGCATCCAGCCTCTGCAGCGCCACACCCATCGCCGCCTGCTGCTTCTGGCCCGCCGCGAGCGCCGCCGCATCCGCCTGATTGGTCGCACCCAGCGCGGCATTGGCCGTCGTCGCGTCGGCCAGCTCATGGCGCAGCACCATCACATACAGCAGCAACCCTGCCGCCGCCCCGCCCGCCGCCAGATACGGCGCCAGCGGTCCCAGAAATTTCAACACGATCGCCATCATGGCGCGCCCTCCATCAACCGCCCCGTCACCTGATCAACGCTCGCCGCCACATCCGGCGTCCACCGCGCCCGCAACCCGAATCCCGCCGAGGTCGCCCCCAGCAGCGTCCCCATCCCCGCGCCGAACCCGAATGCGTCAAAGTTCTGGCCATGCACCCCGACCGCATAGATCTCGAGCCCGAAGAACACGGCCGCTCCCACCATCGAGATCACCGCCTGCTCGTCCGACCGGCCCTGACAATCCGTCGCGAGCGCTTTGAAAAAGGCCCTCACGTCATGATCTCCCCCGCGAGGCAAATGATCCGCCGCGACCAGCCCAGCCCAAAATTCGCCCAGGCGGGCAGTCGCGCGTAGAAATCCAACCGCCGCGCCAACGCCTCGCGCGCCAGGCTCACGGCGTTCCCATCGTTCAGCGCCGCCAGGCTCGCCGGTCCCAGCGCGCCATCCGCATCCTGCCCCGCCGCCTGCTGCAACCACATGACCGCCCGGCGCACGCCCGCATTTACGGCGGCGTCGAAGCCCACCAGCGCCAGCGGCAGCGCGATCTCATCGCCGTGCAGCCGCGCCCAATAATCCCGCCGGTAGATCGCCTCGGCGTCGCCCTCCGACAGTGCGGCGATATCAAGCAGCGGATACGCCGCCGCACTGATGCCAAACTTCGTGCCGCGCCGTTCGCCCCGGCCGATCGCGCCACCCGTCCAATTGCCCGGGTCCGCCGCATTATCCGAAAACCCGCCCTCCGCACTCAACGTGAAGGCAAAACACCTTCCAAAATTATCCATGGAACAGGCTCGCCAGCAGCCCGCCGCACGCCGCCGAAAGCACGCTGATCAGCATCATACTGGTCCGCCGCTCGGCGTCGCGCTCGCCGCGTATGCGCGAAATATCCACCCGCAGATCGCTCAACGCCGCCCCGAGCTCGTCGGCCTTGGCGAATAACTTGTTCAGCAGCTGGTCTTCCTGCGCGAGATAACGCACGCGCCAGGCCTCCAGCGAATCCGCCTTGCTCTCCAATATGCCAATATCCTGGCGGATACCGCTCACATCGTTGCGCAGGCCAGCAATATCCAACCGCAAGCCAGCGATGGACTCCATCTCCATGTTCAGTCCTTCTGATGAGAGCAATAGGCGTCGAGGCTGACGCGAAAGCGTCACTCTGAGCGCTTTCGCAGCCCCTAAGGCGTGTCGGACAGAATGATAGGGTAGGCCGTGGCCTGCAGCGGCAGGTTCAGGCTCCAGGCGCTACCCAGATCGTTGCCGATGTTCCAGTTCGCAGGCGGGCTCAGGCTCGCCGCGTTATCGGTCACAGCATCGCCCCGCCCGATCTGCGCGCTGCCATAGGGGTAGAAGAACAGCACATCCGGCGACGCATTCGTGATCGGCGCCGACAGCGTCACCGCCACATGCGTGGCATCGACCCTCGCAGCGGCGGTTGCCATGATGATGTTGCCCGGCATCGCCACGCTGCCGCCATCCATCACCACGAACCCCGCCCCATTCGCCGCCTGCAACGGCACCAGCAGATCGTTCCCGCAATCATGGCTGACCGTCAGCACTAGGCCGGTGTCAGAGGCCCGGTACACATGCGTGATCTGCGGTCCCCCTTTCACCGGCACGCCGCTCGCCGGCAGCAGGCTGGCGGCAATGCTATCCGACAGCCCGAGCGACACCGCCGCCCGCCCCGCCGCATGCGCGCCGATCCGCCCATAGCGCAGCAAATCCGGCTCATCGCGATGCTCGGGGTCACCCCCCGTGAACAGGCCGGTCGTCGGATCATAGGCCGAATTCAGCGGATCCGAATCCGCTGTCTGCGCCGCAAATACGATGATGTTATTGGCGCTGACGGCCGCCAGATCGGCAATGGATTCCCTGACCATCTGCACGCCATCGGTCGTCTCATACGGGATGGCGTTCCAGGCCAGCAACGGCAGGCTCGCCGCCGTCCGCCCCAGCAACGCCCGCGTCAGCGCCAGCAGCCGCAGCACCGAGCCCTTGTAAAGCGCCTTGTTGGCATAGGGCATCGTGCTGTCCTGCTCCGACCACGGCCAGACCAGGAACGCGATATCCGCCAGGTCCACCGCAGGCACCAGCGCGCTGCTGCCGCTCAGATACGCCGTCAGCGCCGTGAAATCCGGCCCGCCGCTCCAGGTCGAAGGATCGGATCCATCCCCTGGATTGGTGAGGAAGGTGCCATTCCCAACGCCCGGCGGAAACAACGGCGGCGACGAGTTCGAAATCGGATGCCCCGAGATCACCGAATACCGGTTGGGCGTGATATACGTCCCCGACGCCGCCGCCGTGAACGCGTAGGCGGCCGCCCCGAGATACCAGGCAATCCCCTGCGCCAAGGCGAGCGGCGCGCCCGCATTGATGAACCACGCCGCGTTCGATTGTCCCATGATCAGCAAATTCACGCCGCGCCGCGCCCCCAGCACCCAGCGCGCCTGCGCTGCGATCAGCGTCGCGATATCAGCCGCCCCCAGCGCCCGCTCCCACGCCGCCGCCTCATGGAACCAGCACTGCGCGCCGCCCTGGATGGTGCCGTCATGAAACAACATGACCGGCGCCAGCGCGCTCGCCGGCAGCGGATTCGCAACCCCGGCCGCGACCTGCACGCCATCGAGCCAGACATCGACACCAACGCCGGGGGTGTTTCGCAGAATGATCGCATGGCTATGCCGGCGCGCCAGCGTCGCCGTCAGCACAGTCGGCGTCTTCGCCGTCGGAAACAGCGTCAAGTTCGTCCCCGCGGCGCTGTCGGCCTGCAGGATCGTGGTGCCAGTACCCGCGGTCGTATGGATCAGCGGAATCGGGTCGGCATTGACGTAATACGTCCCCTGCCGCCCGTTCGGCCGCGTCCACACGAGATACCGCGTCCACGCGGCCCCGGCCCCCAACTCCAGCCGGGGATGCGACAGCCCCCAATCCGCATCGAGCGTGGGCCCGTACGTGACAATCGCCGCATCCGGCGCGCCGGCTGCCCCCAGATACCCATTCACCCGCGGCGCCGCGATGGTCGCCGCCGGTGCCGTATCGGCGCTGATATGATACGGCGTCAGCGGGTTGGCGCCGCCCGACTTGTCCTTGACCGCGGCGACAACAGCCAGGCTGGCACTTACCGGCGCCCCGTTCTGGTCCAGCAGCCCGCTCAGCAGCCCCGCATCCCACCACCCTGAAAGCCCGGCGATCGACGAGGGATATGGCCCCGTGAACAGCCCGGCCGGCGGCGTGCTCCCCGCCGGCAGCGGCGCCGCCAGCACCCGGATCCCCCCGCTCGCGACCGGCGACCCCGGCTCGTTGAACAGCAGGCCCATCTCAGCTGACCGCGATGGTAAAGCTGCTCACCGTCGGACTGCCACCGGCCGTATTCTCCACCCATACATAATAGGTGCCCGCCACCGCCGGCGTCGGATAATACACGGCCCACAACGCGTTACCGTAAATGACTGACGCCGCTTCCCAACCAGCACTTGGCACAACCGTCCCCGACGTCGAGAGCGCCACCTGCGTGGGGACATTCTGTGCCGGCGTGATCGCGCCATTCAGCGGGATCGTGCTCACCCCGTGCACGTACGAGCCTCCGGGATTGTTGACCCCATAGCTCAGCGCCGCACCGGCCGTCACAGCAATCGCCGCCGACACATTGCTAAGCCCCGTGGCCGGATCCTGCGCCCACGCGTAATAAGTCCCGGCCGCCGCCGGCGTCAGCGCCGCACTATACACCCCGCCGCTATTGGTCGCCGCGCTCCACCCGGTTGTCGGCACGGCCGTGTTCTGGCTGGCGAGCTGCACGTTCACGGCATCGCCCACCGGCGCCACGCTCCCGCTCACCGTCAGCGCCGTCCCGGCCGCGCCTGCCGCCGGTGCGGCGATGGTCAGTGACGCCGCCACCACGGTAATGGCTCCCGAAACCGCGGTAACGGCCGGTGCCGCGACCTGCTGCGCCCACACATAAACCGTACCCGCCGCGCTCGGTGTCAGGCTCGCCATCCACACGCCCGCCGCCACCCCGGCACTTACCCACACAGTCGGCGCGACCGTCGCACTGCCCGACAGCCCAACCTGCACGGCATTGCTCGCCGGCGACACAGCCCCCGACACCGCGATCGGCTCGCCCAGCGGCGCAGTCAAAGGCAACGCTGCAATACTGAGTGAAGGTGCCACCACGGTAAAACTGTTCGAGACGCCGATCACCGCCACGTTGCCGTGGTCGCGCACCCTGATTGCATACGTCCCCGGCGCCAGTCCGGCCGCACTGAAACTATACGCATTCGTTGTGATCACGAGGCCAGTCGCCGCCACCCAAGTCACGCCGCCATCGACCGAATAATCGAGCGCCGTCGGCGCATCGTTGAACACCCCGCCACTGACGCTGAACGCGGTACTCGCAGCCGGCGCCGAAATGCTCGCAACCGTCAAGGTCGGTGCGTTCGGCACAACACCGCTCCACCACACCAGCGAGCCGCCGGAATAGCTGAACCCCAGCAACGTCGTCGCGGCACCCGGCGGCAGCGTCGTACTGCCGGACCCCGAGCTTATACCCGTCCCCATCGTGATCGGACCAGGTGCGAGATTGATCAGCGTACAGAAAAACCCCGGCCCTGTATTATTGAAATTCGCCGTCAGCGTAAGCGCTGAACTCGCGACCAGTATCCGGTCATTATGCTCGGTGGCATCCAACACCGTATTGCTGGTCAGTTCGACAACCCCCTGCTGCACGCTCGGCAATTTGCCCTGCACATAGGTCCAGATCGCGCCAAAACTCTGCGTGCTCAGCGTGTTGCCGCCCTGCGCCACCAGCAGCTCGTCGCTATCGGCGGCGGGACCGGCCGCCGGCAGCTGGTTGATCGTCTGCCCGCCGAGAAACTGCCCGTAGGTCATCCAGGCGAGCCCGCCGTTCTGCCACAACGCGACATAGTCCGAAGCGCCGATCGAGCTCGCTGAATTACCGGCCTGCGGCCCCGTCAGCCCGGCGCCCGCGGGCCCCGGCGCCCCCACGGCCCCGCTCGGCCCAGCCGGACCCGCCGCCCCCTGCGGGCCAGCCGGCCCCGCGAGCGAGGACACCGTCACCGTGATCACGCCATTCCCGTCGATCGCAACCCCGTTGCCGGCCGAAAACAACCCGCGCAGTGCCGCCATCGGCAGCAAGCCCGGCGCGCCCGCCGCACTGATCACGATGTCATCGGAAAGCGCGAGTGCCGCCTGCACCGGAAACCCGGCATGGTCCGCGCCATCGGCACTCAAACTGCCGCCGCCCAGCACCAGCCCGGTGCCAACGCTTATCGCTTCGGGAGCCCCGGCGCCGGTACTCTGCCGTCCGAGCAAATCCCCCATCGGGACGCTGATGACGGTCTGCAGGTTCGCCGTGAGCTGCGACACACTGGCCGAATAGAGCAACCCCGCTTGCGAAAGAGCCAGCAGATCGCTGGAGCCTACCGTACCGACGGTTGGCAGTTGCGCTATCGTTGTCATTTTTTTTCCTAAGGAAAGACTACTTTTCGTGTGCAAAAAGGAGCAAAAAAACTTTATAAATTTCGGTCATGGGCCGTGATGGAGCCGACGCCCATGGCCCAGCGTGGCGAAAGTTTTTTGCTTCTTTTTTTTCAAAAAAGAAGCACCTACTTCCTCCTACGCAACCGCCACCCAGTTCGCAGACCCGGTCCCCGCCTGCTTGACCCAGAACGTCGCACCCGCCCCGCCGTTAAGATTACGAAACGTCGAGCCGGCAGGCGCGGACACAATATTGAGCGGTGAGCCCCGGCCGATCAGCTCCACAGCGCCCACCGTCTCCGCGTCCGACAATATCCGCACAACACCCGTGCCGGCCGGATGCAACGAGATATCGCCGCTCTGCGTGCGCAGCGTCACGCTGCCATCGCCATTCGGCGACACATAGTCGCTCTGCGAAAACCGCGCCGCGCGCCAGCCGCCGGCATTGCCGATCCAATCGATGCTGGCGCCCGCTGGCACGGTGATCGCGGCCCCGGTCCAGTTGCTCTGTACGGGGGAGGATCCGCTCGCCGCGAACTTGGTCGCGGCAAGGCAATCGACCGTGATCTGCCGGTTCTGCAACACCGGCAGCCCCACCTGCGCGCTCGCCAGCGCGCCGCCGCCATTGCCGGTGATGGTGACGGTCGTGCCCGCACCGTAGCCCGAACCGAAATTGGTCATCTGAATGCCGATGACCTTGCCGCCGTAAACCCATGCTTGCGCCGCCGCCCCCGTTCCAGTCCCGGAAAAACTGACTGTCGCACTGGTATAGCCGGTTCCCTGCAGCGTCATCAGGCAATAGGTGATCTGCCCAGCCGTCAGCGCCGCTTGCATCGTCACCATGCTCGCCACTGGCGAACTCGCCTGGGAAATCGCCACCGTGTCGACAATATCGGGTATCGTCAGCGTATAAACGCCCGCCACGCTCGCTGGGTTGACCGGCCAGCGCGGCGTAAAATTCAACAGGTTGTCGCGCAGCACGATCGAATTCGTATAAGCCGACAGCGCGTTCGCCAGATTGGCACCAGGCTGGCCCACGATCACGTTCTCGGCCACCAGAACATTCTGCGCGCCATCGCGTATCTCGATCCCGACGACATTCCCCGAATAATTGATCCAGTTCCCGATGATCGACAAATCCGTGCAGGCCAGCCCGAAATTATCCCCGCCGCCATCCGCCTCGACATTCTGCACCGCGAGTGAAACGCCCGTCGAATCCTGAATAAAATTTGCCCGCGCGGTGCAAAACTGCCCGCCGCCGATATTCAACCCGACCAGCGCCCCATTGATATAGTTGCTGTCCACCTCGGTATAGATCGAGCCGCCGCAATCGATCCCGAACGCGGATGCGCCGGTGATCATGTTGCCCGTCACCTTGCAGTAGCCGGTATCGCAAAGTATCCCCGCACCGCCGATCGCAATTGAGCTGTTATTGGTACAGAGATTACCCGAAACCAGAATATTACGTCCCGAGACATAAATCCCATATTCGCGGTTGGTGAAACAATTATTCCCGCTGATCACCGCACCCAGCACATCCGGGTTCGCATTGCCATAAGTGAACGGCTGCACATTGATATTCGTGGCATTGAAATTGCCGACTATGATCCCGCATGTATTGTTCCAGCACGTATTTCCCAATACCTGCAGCGCCCGTATCTTCAGCACGAACGTCGGGTCCTGGCTATCGACATTGATCCCGTTCCCGGCATTGTCATGCACCCGGCAATTCGTGATGCTCAGATAATCCACCGCCAGCGCATAAACCCCATGCACGGCGTTGCCAGAGAACTCGCAATCGTCGACCTTATGCGACGTGACCGTCGGATCATTCGAAAAATACGTCAGCCCCGAACTATTTGTCGACCCCGTCGCATTCCGGAACAGGCACCGCGTGATGATGGATTTTCTGCAGCTGGCCTGCACAACAACGGAAAACGTGTTGGCGGTCACCGTCGTATTGGCGTCAAAAATAATGCCGTCGACGAAAATATTCGTCGCTACGAAGCTGATCCATGCCGGCGTCGCCGAGGTCCCGAGTTTCGACTGCGCCGGCCGCAGTAGCACCGTCAGCCCCGGCACCCCCAGCAGCGCGGCGTTTGTGCCCATCACGTCGCACTCGCCCGCAATCGCGTAGGTTTTCGGCCCGAACCGCACCGGCGCCCCGCTCGCGATCGCGGCCAGTAACGCCGCACTGTCATCGGTCACGCCATCGCCCTTGGCGCCAAAATCCTCGATGGCCACGGCATTCGCCGCGATCGCATCGAGCGTGCGCGCCACCGTCGCACCGGTCGCGGTCGCCACCAGCGCACCACCCGGCAACCCGGCAATCCCACCCATCGCCCCCAGAAACGCCGCATAGGTCACACCGGCATTCGCACCGGATTGCCCGACGGGGACAATATCGGCGGCGTGCGGCGCAACCCCCGTGGGCAACGTCGAAATCTGGAACGGTGCCGCAAGCGCCGAGAGCGTACTTCCCGACACCGCCAGGTTCGCCCCGATCGTGATCGGCACCGGCGCAGTCGTCCCCGGCCCCAGCCCGCCCAGCAGCGTATTCTGCGGCACCGTCAGCGCATTCTGCACGCCCGCCAGAAACATCGCGCGCGTCGCCGACAGCGTCTGCCCGTTCTGGAATATCGGCACCTCGTCGCTATCGGAAACCGAGCTCGCCGGCGGCAATTGGCCAATCGTCGTCATTGCTCAGGCCCCTCAGATGGTTGTCAGCGGCGAACCGGCCGGATCGGTCAAGGCCTGCCCTGCAGGCGTGGTCAGCGCATTCACCGGCGCCGGCACGCTCGCCAGCGCCTGCACCGGCAACGCCACGCTGCGCGCCAGCACCCGGCCTCCTGCCGTCGTAATCTCAATCGTCACGGTATAAGTCGTCAGCGCAAATCCGCCGCTCAGCCACAACACCGCCCGCGCGCCATCCGCAGACGCTGATACGAGCGTCAGATCCCCCGGCTTTGCCGGGCTGATCACAACATCGAGCGTGCCGATCGTATCGCCTGGGTTCGCACTCAGCGCCGGCCCGATATCAGATACATAATCCAGCGTGTCGCCCGGATCCTTCACCGGCCAGACAAGTGCCACAGGCGGCGGCACCTGCGGCCCGCGCGGTATGGGCACAAATCCGTCGATCTGCAGATAACGCGCATTCGAGGGCCGCCACAGATGCGTTGCCGGTGTTGTCATTGGGAGTCCTCGATCAGAGGGAAAGTAAGGACTACTTTTTTTGAACAAAAAGTAGCAAAAAAACTTTTGGAACTTTGGCCCATGGGATCTGGCGCCGTCCGCCGCATAATTTCCGGACAAAAGTGTTTGCTACTTTTTGTCCAGAAAGTGGCGCTTAATTTCTGTTAGTATTCGACGGCAACATACCCTTGCCCGCCCGCACCCCCGGGATACCCGCTGGGGCTCGCCCCGGTCGTCGTCCCGCCACCGCCGCCGCCGCCGCCAAAACTCGGCGCGGCAATCCCGTTATACGGACCACTGGTGCCCCGGCCGTTGCTGGGCCCGCCGCCATCGCCACCGCGGCAGGCAATCACGATCGCATCTGTCCCGTCCGAGCCCGCCACGTTCAGTTGGCCCCCGGCCGCCGCCCCGCCCGACCCGCCGGCATTGGAGAACGCCACCGTGGTCCCGCCGATCCCGCCGCTACCGCCCGCCGCCGACATATACGCGCCAAACCCCGAGCTGCCGCCGGCATTGCCCGTGCTGGGGCTCCCCGGCGCGCCGCCGCCGGCGCCAACCAGCACCGAAATCGCCGTGCCCGGCACGAGCCCGCTGATGATCCCTTCCGCCCGCCCCCCGGCCCCGCCGCCGCCGCCCGGCATCGTGCTGTGGTAGCCGCCCGAGCCGCCACCGCCCAGCACCGTCACCTTCGCGGTTGTCACCCCGTTCGGCACGACGAACGTGCCGGAGCCAAAAAACACCTGCATCGTCGAGAAGCCCGGCCGCAGCGCCGGCAGCTTATAGGCAATGAACGGCGCGCCCGCCGCGGCGGCGATGTCACCGGCGGTGATCGCCGACTGCCCGTAATTCACCGTCACCACATACAGCCCGACCCACCCGCTATCGACCGCCGGCGTCCCTTGCGTCCCCGCCGCCGCCGCCGCACCGGGCTTGACCTGCAGCTGCACCCGCTGCACCCGCTGCGTGTTCTGCGCCGTCCCTGAATTTCCCGGCCCGGAATAAGGCTGGCTCGTATTCGCCGCATTCACGTAGGGCAGCACCACAGGATCCGTATCCGTCTCGGCAAACGCGGCCTCGATCAAATAATTGACCGACTGGCCCGCCCCCGCAGGGGCTGCCATCGCAAACGTCACAGCCTGCAGGTTGATCCCCGTCTTCACCACCTGGTCGCTCGCATCCGCGGGCAACGATCCATACGCCGTCGCCTCCAGTACCGAGAGCTGCGTCAGGCTGCCCGCCGCCACCACCACGGCCATCGATGCCGGGGACGATGGCGTGCATCCGAGCCCATCGGCGACCACGCTCGTCCCCAGCGTCGCCGCCGTCAGCGCCGCGATGCCCACCATCGCATTGCGGTTCGGGTAGAGAATATCCGTATCCAGCGGGATGCTCCCGGGATAGACGATGTTGCGATCCATGCTGGGTTTCCTCAGTTCGAGATTTGCGTCCAGGCAATACAATTGGTCGGCAACACGGCTGCGACCGCGGCATAAATCTCCGCATCGCTGACCGTTCCTGCAAATTCGGCACTCGCCCCGAACACCAGAGGCGCGGCGCCATAACCACCGGGGCCGATGCCATAACCGCCGGCATTGCTGATCGGCTGATCGTTCGGCCGGTAGGCCGTCAGAAAAAACTGATACGGCAGATGGGCGCTGCCATATCCGCCGGCGGTGTTATAGCCAAGATTGACGTTGTAGCCGCCCGTATCGGTCGCATTCAGCGGCTCGAACACCCGCGGCGAACGCCCGGTGAGGTTTGTCAGCGCCTGCACCACCCCGGCCCGCGTCGCCCGCTTCGTCAACAGGTTCCCGCGTATCCGCGCGCTATAAGCCGCATCCGCCTCGCCGGCCCGGCGGGGCAGCACGCCGCCCAGATAATCCGCTGCCGCGATGTCAAGAAAAACCCCGCTCGCCGTCGCGATGCGGCTCTGCGACTGCACCGCCGCCAGCAACCCGTAAAGCCCGCTCCACGCCTGCGCGAGCCCCGTCAGCACCGCATCCAGAACCGGCGTCGTATCGCCGAACCAACGCGCCGGCAGCACCATCCTAAGCCGCCCGGCCATGTCATCGATGTCACCGATCATCTTAGGCGACCGCAACCGTGGTAGCCCGCACGACCCCGAACAGCGGCGGCACGAGGTCCGCCGTCCCGCCGTTCAGCAACAAACCGGAGAGGTTGGTCACGTCGCTCGACGCCGCATAGGCAAGCTGCGCCAGCCGCGTGTAGCTCAGCGTCGCCCCGATCGGCAGCCCCGCGATATAGCTTGCCACAGCGCTCCCAACCGCCGCCACCGCCGCCGCATGCGAGGCCCCCACCGCCGTCAGCAACGTCATCGCCACGTTCGCATGCACCACCACCGGCCCCTGCACGGCAAAGCTCGTCGCCACCGGCCGGATCCCATCCACCGCCGCCTGCACCACGCTGATCAAGCTGGCCGGCGGATCGCCCGACCCATCATCCACAGTCACGACGAAATGCCCCATCTGCACCCCGCCCGCCTGGCTGATATTCTCGTTCACCGCATAGCTCAGCCCCTGCTGGATCCCGCTCACCGCCGCGCCGACCGCGATGTTCGTCGCCTGCGTCAGGCTCGCGAGGTAAGTGCCAAACCGCGTGCGAAACGCCGTATCGCTCTCAGCGTCGATCCCGCCGCTCAGCGCCTGCCCGTTACTGACCGTATCGACGCCCGCAATCGCCGAGCTCATCACCGCAATCGCACCCGGCTGTACGTTCCCGGCGCTGCCAGCAACAACCGCGGCCACCGCCACCGTCACGCTCGCCACGCCGGCTGCGAGCACATACCCGCCGGCCGCCGCATTATACGCCGGGTTCGTCGGATCCGCCGTCACGATGAAACTCTGCGTATTCCCGCTGGTCGAAACCTGCGCACCAACCGGCACCAGTGCCGCCACCGCCGCGGTGAAACGCGCGAACGTCACCTGCCCGCTCGCCGCCACCGCGGGCAGCCGCGCAAACCCAAAATCCGCGCCAAAACTATCGCAATCCGCACCGCTGCTCGTCGCCAGCCTGGTCCCAGCCAGCACCTGCACAATCAACCACTGCAACCACAAAGCAACCGACGCATTCGCTTCCAGAATCGCCCGCAACACCGAGCCGACCGTCAGGTCCAGCAGGCTCTGCGCCGCCCCCTGCACAGCCGCCGCCATCCCCTCCATCAGCGTGGAGAAGTTTTGCAATGATAATGCCATGTCTTCCTACAACGAGAATGAAAGGGAGGATGTGAGCCCGCTCGCCGCATCGGCATACTGGATGGACAACATCACCCTGCCGTCATCGCCCACATTAGCCCCGATCGCGGGCGTGGGCGACGCGGCGACAGCCGTCTCCATCAGCATCTGCGCCCGCGTCACACCGGTGATCGCAGCCGGTGCGCCCGGCGTTCCGACAAACTGCGCGAGCCCCGCGCCATAGCCAAGCTGCCAGATATAATCTCCGGGGTTCGTCAGCAGCCGCAGCAGCACCCGCTGCTGCGTCAACGCATCCCCATCGCTTACCGCAAGGTCGCCGGTCGGCCCGACCGCCAGATCGCCACCAAAGATCAGCGCCAGATCGGCCATCACACAATCACCGAAGGCAAACCCGTCTCGCCGCCGCTCGCCGCATGCGTATGCTGATCATGCGCCGCCCGCAGCGCCCCAAGCGTCCCATGCGCGCCGTTCTGATCCGAAACATCACCAGAAACCACGAGGTTTCCCATAATAATCACAACCGGCGCCTGCAACGCGATCGTCCCGTCATTGTGCAATTTCAAAAAACTCCCGCTCTGGTGTTGCAGCCATAGCTCTCCCGCCGGCGCGCCTGGCGCCTTGTCGACCGCCGACCAGACTGCGCCCAGCACGACCCCCTGCTCCGCGTCGCCCTCCTGCGCGAGCACCAGCACCTGCGCGCCCGGCGTCAGCGGCGCCGCAAGCCCCCAGCCGCCGCCCACCCACGCCGACAACACAGGCAACCAGCCGCTCAACACATTCTCAGGCTGGATCAGCACCCGCGCCGCGTAAGCCACCGGATCAAAACTCGACACCAAGCCAAACCGCGCCGCACCGGCAAGTCCATCGAGCGCTCCCGCTTTAGCCTTTACGAGGTTCCAGAACTGATCCAAATGACCTCCAGAGTGACAAAGCAAGAGCTTCTTTTTTGAAAAAAAGAAGCAAAAATTTTCCTGTTTTATGCCGTGCTACGGAAACGGCCACAGTCGAAAGATCATCATAAATTTTTTGGTGCCGCCGCCGGGGCAGGGCTTTCTTTCAAAAAACAACGCCTTCCTTGCCGAACGCTCTCACAAACTGCGCAAATCCCGACCGGCCCCGCAACGTCCGCGCCACGGCTTCAACCGTATAACTCTGGTCAAAGACCGAATTCGTCCCGCTCAGGACCAGCGTGGCACCCGGCGTCAGCGTCACATCCGCCGGCATCGTACCAGCCAGTATCACCGCCTGCATCCCCAGCGTCGCAAGATGCGCACCCGCCACCGTCTGCGCCTGAGCGGCATTGATGTTGGGCCGGATCAGCGTCGTCATCGCCCCGCTCCCGACACTCTGGGACACTGCCGTCTTGTTCCGGCTATTCCACGATTTCACCGTCGCACCCGTTGGTAGGTTAGGGGCCATATCCAGCACCAGGTGCATGAAATTTGCAGGCGTCACCACAACCGTCGTCGTCACCCCCGGCCCGAAATTCAAAGTCTTCCCGGTAACCGAAAGTGAAAATCCCTCGGCCTGCGCGAGCGCCACCAGCAGGCTCCATTCCGTCGTCGTCCGCGCATGCAGCCCCAGCGCGTTGCGCGCATGATCCAGCTCGTAATACTGCCCGACCGCCGTTGTCGTCACCGTCACATTCGCCGTGAGCCCATGCCGCCCCGCAATCGTCGTCGCAATCTGGCTGGACGTCTGGTTCGCAAACGTCTCTGATATCTCCGCATCTATCAGCAGCGCCGCAAAATCCCGCCCGCACAGAGCCGCCGTCCCCGCCGCCAGATCGAGTCTCACATTATCGATCTGCCCGCTCAGCAGCCTCGTATACCCAAACCCGCCGAGCGATGCCTCGATGGTCACGCCCTGCCGCCCGCATCCGGCGAAATACGCAACCGTCGTCAACGCCGACGCGCCGATCGCAAACACCACCTCGAACCGGCTCGCGCAAAAATACGCCGCCGCCTCGATCTCGAGCGACACCACGCCCGGCACCGGCACGCCGCCCAGGCTCACACGTATCTGCGGCTGCTCAAGTGGCAACACCACCTCCCGCGGCGGCATTGACCGGCGGGATCACCAGCGTCACGACACCCTGCAGCACGGGATCCGTCAGGCTGTTCGCCTGCGCGATCCGCACCCACTGCGTCGCGTCATTCAAATATTTTGCCGCCAGCGCAAACAGGTTTCCGCCCGCGACCGTCACCACCTGGTTGTTCACAGCAGCTCACCCGCAAGGTTCCCGGCCGCCCGGTTGACGTAGCCGCTCAGGCTCGAGAGTGCCGCCAAAGGCGACGCCGCAGCCCCCAGCGCATTCACAGCGGCAATCCCGCTCCCCGGATCGCCCGCCGCATTCAAAGCCCCCGCCGCCGCCTGCAAGCTCGTCCCTTGGGTGCCGATCGCCGCCGCAATCGCGCTCTGCGTGACCGAAACCCCCGCAAGTCCCGCCGCACTCAGCCCATCCAGCGACAACCCCGCCTGCCCGCTCAGCGCCACCGCGGCGCTCACATCGCCGCTGATCAAATTCGCGACCGGCGCTGCCAGTGCTGCGATATCCGCCAGGGGATCACTCACCACCACGCAGGTGATCGTGAATGGTATCAGGTTAGGCTTGCGGTATTCGGCCGTAAAACTTTCGATGATCACAGTGTAGAAAAACCCATCCCACACCAGCGGCAACGTAGCACCCAGCGCCCGGGCCGCATCCAGCAACTGCGCGCGCCGCACCGCATCGCTGCCGGAAAAAATCCCCGAAAACGCAATCGTCCCATCATCCAGGCCAAGCGCTGTCACCACCCGGCCGCCGCCGATCAGGTTCTGCACGACCACGCGCTGCCGCCCGCCGAACGAAATCTTCTGCGGCACTTCCATATCCTGGAACGGCACACCGCCCAGCGTCACCACCACATTGCTCATCACAAAAATCCTCAGAGAGGCAGTTTGACCCCCGCCCAGCTCGGCGTCAGACGCGGATCGAACGCCGCCCCGCCCGCTGGCGGCAAGCGCGCCTGCAGCGCCATATAATCCTCGAACATGCGGCCAAACGTCGCTGCCGAATCAGCCTCTTTCAGCCCGGCTGCAGCATACAAATCATTATCTTGCGAGGCCGCCGAAAACCCCGCCGCACCCTGCCGCCATTGTTCGGAAACCCGAACCGGCGCCGCATGCGGTGCCCCCGCCGGCCGCTTCGACCATGCCCGATCCACAACGCCCAAGCCCGGCGCAAAACTTCTCACCTGCATTGTTGCGCGCGGCGTCAGAGCGACGAACCCCGTACCATCCTGGCTCCGCAAAATCGGCGCCGGCGCGACAACCACCTGCCGCGCCAACCCCCCCGCCCGCGGCAACACCCCAACCGGGCGTACCCCCGTACGCACAACCGCCAGACCAACGGCCGCAGCACCAGGCCTTCGCAAAACAGCCAGGCTGCCGGCGCCCGGCACCGCCACGCGCGAAGATCCCGATGCTGCCGAGGCCGGCCTCGGCGCCGCCCCCGGCCCCGCCTCCCGCTCATCCAGCCGCACAGCCCGCCGCCCGACCCGTACCGCCGCCGATATTGTCGGCCGCGGCACCCATTCCTGCCGCTGCAGCCGTCCCACCACCAGCACGCGCCGCATCTGCCCCGCAGCATGGCGCGGCGCCGCCACAACCACACGCCGCGCCATTTGCCCCCGCGCGTCGTCCACCATCAAAAAAACCCCTCACAAATCCGCTACGCAGCGCGCCACCGCATCGCCGTCCAATCGAAGCTGGCCCCCTCGAAACCGCCCAGTATCACCAGAAACGCCAGCCGCTCCGCCTCATCCAGTCCCAAAGCCACGTCATATGGCACCCCGGCGCGCACCAGATACAGGCAATCGATCAGCGCAGGGTGCCGGCTCAGTTTCCCGCTTCGGCCGCCATCTGCTCGGCCGAGGCCGCCGGAAGTGCCGCATCCACCGCCGCCACCCCGTCATGCCCCAGCCGCTCCAGCACGCCCTCCACCCCCGCCTCGTTCACCGGAAATGGGATCGGCACGCCATCGATCATCGCCACGGCCCCCGCAATCATCGCGAGGTCCACATACGGGTGGTTCAGCGACAGCTCCGGCCCCAGCGCCTTGAACAACCGCAGCTGCTCGACCACGCCCATCCGCCGCAGCGCGATCCGCCGCCCGGCTTTGTCGATCGCAACCTCCATCACACCCGCACCCGCCCCGACGCATAAAAATCCAGCTTCTGCACAACCGGCGCATCACCCTTGTAAGCGCCCGCCGAGCTCAGCTTGAAAACCGCCCCGTTGAACTGGTAGGTCGAGGTCGAACCATCCGGTTCATTGACATACTGATACAGCGTCCCCGCCGCGATCGACTGTCCCGCAAGATACGCGGCCTCGATCTGCGCGATGAAGTCATCGACCGCGGAGGATCCACGATCCAGCGAAAACGTGCCGTTCCAGCCTTTCGGCAGCTCCGCCCCCAGCTGGACGCCATCCAGCCGGTCGACGCGGATCGTCAGCGTCTGCTGCTTGGCCTCGAACCCCGTCACATGCGCGAGATCGACCCGCCCGAACGGCCCCATCACGACAACCTGGCAGTCACTGCCAATGGAAAACGTATTATACGGCATCCTCCGCTCCCCCTTCAGCCATTCGCCGGAATGGTCTGCACGCTCACCTGTACCGTCTGCCCGCCTTGCACGTTGACGATGAATTTCTCGTTGATCGCCTGATACTGCACCTGCACATCCGCCTGCACGTAGCCGAGCGCGGTCCGGCTCTGCGGATTATTCGTGATGTCGCACACCACCGCGAAGGGCAGCGCCCCCGTCGTGCTGCCGAGCAAGCCCTGCCCCAGCAGCCCATTCAAAAATGCAAGCAGCGTCGCGCGAATATTCTGAAACAGCGTGGCGGTCACCAGCTGCCCGACATACGCGCCCATGCCGCTCGCAAGCGTACTCGCGATGTAGTTCGTCAACCGCGTATAGTTATCCCCATTGGTCGCGGCGTTCGATGACGAGTTATGTCCGCCGCGCACGCCCCAATAAGCCCCGCCCGGCTGCGGGTTCGCGATCACGTCGATCCCGGCCCCCAGCAGCACCGCCAGGTCCGCGCTCGCATACGTCGTTGCCGTCGCCGCCCCCGCCTGCCCCGATTTCTGCGTCCCCAGCACGCCGTAAAGCGGCTTGTTCAGCGAGGACTGCTCCGGCGACAGGTTCGCAAGCCGCCCGGCGACGAACCCCTGCGGCGAGACCAGCCGGATCAGCGCGTTCGCCTGGTCGGACCAGTACACCCAGTCGCCGAACATCAATTTCGCCGCATAGCTGTCGATCCCGGCTTCCGCCTTCACCGTCACCGCGTCCGCGATCGTATCACCCGCAGGCCCCGTCAGGATCATATACAAGCTCTCGGAGAGCCCGAACTGCGCCTGCACGCTCCAGTAATTCGGATCATCCGCATCCGCCAGCAGCGCCAGCGCACAGCCCTGCGCCCGCAGCGCGTACATGCCCAGGCGCGGCAGCGTATCGACGCCCACGAGCGTCATCGCACTCACGCCATTGGCGCCATCGCTCCCCGGCGTCCCGGCGCTGAACGAGAAGACGCCCGCGACGGGGACCGTCGCCGCCTCGAGCGCCGTCGCCACCACCAGCTGCGACGGCCCGCGCAACGCGCCGCTGCCGTTATTCACCGCGGCCGCAAGATTGCTCCAGAAATTCGGCCCGCTGCCGGTGATGTTGTCGTACACCTCGGGGCTCTGCCCGGGCAGCGCGACCGAGAGCCGCCAGCTGCTCGCAGCCGACCCCGCCGCCAGCGTCAGGCTGAGCTGCGTGCCAAAACTTCCCGTGTAGTTCGCGGTGAACGTGATCGCGCCCAGCACCGTGAGTGCGGCCGCCGTGTCGGTCCCATCGCTCACCCGCACGCAGCGGAAATTCGCCGCCCCCTGCTGTACCGCGGTCGCGACCTGCGTGCCCATGTCAAATTTCCGCGCCATCACCGCGCCGAAATTCGTTGCATAGTCACTCATATTGCCGACCACCACCGGCTCGCCGACCGGCCCCCAGCTTGCACTGCCGACGACGCCTAACACATCGGTCGGCACGCCGTTCAGCAGCAGGGATTGCGGCGGCACGATCTGCACGTACAAATCCGGCACGATCAGCGCCGTCGTATTGATGGCCCCTTGTTGCACAATCGGCATGGTCTATACCCTCCGGCTGGTGACGCGCACGACGAAGCTCGCCTGCGGGCCGGCCAGAATGCGCTCGACCGTCACGGCATCCGTGATCAGGTCACCGCGCTTGAACCCGGCAAAGGGCTTGAGCACGACCAACTGGAATGTCATCGATAAATCCTTCAGCTTTGAAGCGTTTCAACGATCGCGCCGGCAACGGACATGGCTGCCGTGCCAAACAGCATTGCCGGCGTCTGCAAAGCGAGCGTCGTCGGATATTCGGCGCTGTAGATCAGGTCCCGCCGGTACAGCGTCGCATCCGCCGCATTATCCTGCGCCGTACTCCCGGCGAAGATGAGCCGCGCAGAAGACCCATCCGCCAGCGGCAAAAAACTCAACCCCGCCAGCAGGTCATCGATCACGGGCGCGACCGCATCCCGCGCCGCCGGTCCCGGACACCACAGCGTGATCCTGAACTCCTGAACCTGGCGCTTGATCTCCTGCAGCGCGCCCGCACCGGCGACGACCCGCGCCACAAACCGCGCCGCCCCGGGCACGCCAACGCTCGCGCCCACATAGTCCACCAGAAACCCGCCTGTGCGCAGCAGCGCGCCCAGATTGCTCGCAACCGTCGCCGGGCTGTCATTGCCCTGCACCGCATAGGCGAACACCGCGTCATCGACGAGCACGCCCGCCAGCTGGCCAACCGCGCACACCCCCGAGAACGTCGCCATCCCCTTCGCCACGGCCACGCTCAGCACGGCCGCGACCGGCGCGGTTGCAATCCATTGCCGCGGGTAGCGCGTCACATTCCGCACCGGCCCCTCCGCCGCAACGACCGACACGTTCACGGTCCCCGCCGCCAGATCCGCATCCAGGGACGGCGCCGCCGGATACCCGCGATAAATCCGGCACAGCGTTCCCACCGCACTCGGCATCGCCGTGCCATTCGGATACAGCGCATTCGCAATCACCGCCGCCAGCGCGCTCTCCACATCCGCCTGGTCCGCCATCAGCTCACCGCCTGCACGAGCGACAGGCGCCACACGCCGTGCACCTGCTCGACCGCATTCACGACAAACCGCTCGCCCCGCGCATCGGTCAGAATATCAGCAACGCGCGGCGCCACATCGCAGACAACCGGTAGCAGAGCCGTAAAACCCGGCACCTTGGTATCATCCGGCAAGCCTACCTTCGTGCGATCCTCGAGCCCGCCGATCAGCAGGCTCGCCGGAAAACCCTGCAGCAGCGCGCGCTGCGTCCCCGGCAGCACCGCCCCATACGCGTTCAACCCCGCCACCAGCGGTGCAGCCGGCCGCGCCAGATCAACGACCGCATTTGTCATCACCACCAGCATCGGCTTGGGGGGCTCGATCGCGGCGACAAACACGGTCCCCTCCGGCCCCGACAAGTAGTCCCCGGCGCGCAAATAACTCCAATCCGCCAGCGCCTGGCGGAACGGCACGCCAAACGCCGTGGGTGCCGCCACCGAGCCGCCCGGCAGCACATACGCGACACAGAGTCGCAGAAACCGGTTCGCGAGGTCCACCGGATATGCCGGCCCGCTCGCCCGGTACGCATCGTGCAAAAACCCCACGCGGCGCGCCGCACAGCCCGCGCCGTAAGCCAGCCTGTCCGCCAGCCGCACGCCGTCCATGTCTACACCACCAGCGTGATGCCGGCATCGGCCAGCGCCGGCCCCGGCGGCACGCCCAGAAACCCGCACAGCCGTCGCCGCCAGCTATCGAACAAGGCGGTCCGGTCGCGCAGCTCGTTCGGATTATGCGTCCATGCCGCCGCACTCTCGGTATCGAGATTATCCGATGTCGGCGGCACCGCGGCCTCCAACGTCGCCAGCGTGGCGACATACTGCAGCGTCACCGCAATCTCGGCCGGTGCAAGGTTGTTCAGCCGGTATTCGAGCGTCCCGTAAGCCTGGAAAAACCGCCACGAATTGAACCCAACCGCCCCCGCGCCATAGGCCGGATAGCCGCAGAACCGCCGCACATCGGCCTTCTGGCCATCGCTGAACACGGTCGCGATCGTCCCGGACATCTCAGTACGTATCCCCATCGCCCAGCGTGAAATACACGGTCCCGGTCCCCGCACTCAGGATCACGGCAGCCTTGCTCACGAACGGCCCGGCATCCACCAGCATCCGCAGGCCCGCTGGCACCGGCGTATCGCTCGTCGTCGCCGTCAGCCCGCTCGCACCACCCAGCCGGAAAAAAGCGGTCCCCGCCGAAGCGTTATAGATAAGCACCGAAGACCCGCCGCCCGCCAGGCTCACCAGGCTCGCGGTCGTGGACGCCGCGGCACTCACCGTACCAGCCGGCCGAAATGGTTGCGTTGCACCCGTTGACATCGCCAGCACTCCCTAACCGATATGCTCGATCATCACCGCGCGCTTGTAATTCGCGTTGGTCGCCGTCGGCACCACCGTCGGCGTCGTCGTCGTGTCGGACGGCGCGCAGAACCCGCCGATCCAGTACCAGCTCTGCGCGATGATCTGCTGCAGCCGGTCGATCGGCTCGCGCGTCACCATCGCGACGTTATCGATCACATTGACCAGGCTGTCCTTCGGCGCCACGTCATCGGCCGCCATCCCGGCAAAATCGCCCTCGATCAGCGCGCCCTGCCCGCAAACGATCGGCCTGCGCACATAGAGATTCGCAATGCTCGGATGCGTCTGAACATACGCCTCGGTCGTCGTGATGAAGCGCAGGCCCAGAAAATCACTCACCATCCCTTGCCGGAACACCGGGTTCGACGATGTCGCACCCTGGAACAGCTGCTTGAAGTCCGGATCGGAAAACAGCTGCCGCGCCGAGACCGGATCAAGATAACAATTATACACCCCATCCACGAGCGGCACGGCATTGCGCCGCAACAGCGCCACTGCATCCAGCAGATTGCCCATGGACAGCGTATCCGTCGCCTGCAGCAACGCCGTCGTAAGCCGGCCCGCCGGCCGCACGATCGCACTCGCGGTCGCCGCCTGCACCGGGCTCCCCGCGGTCGCATCGGAGACCGCAACATTGCCCGAAAAAACCAGCTGCCCCGAAACGCCGTTAGGCGCTGTCGAAACACTCGTCGCATCCGGTGTCACGCCGATAATCGTATATACGTCGTTTCCAACGGTCGCCGTCAGCGGATACGCCGCGGAAACATTCTGCTGCACGCCATTGACAAACGCCGTCTGAAACCCGCGCACGTCATCAACCTCGACACTCGGTCCGGCTGCGCTGAGCGTCGTCATCACCCGCGTATTGCCCCCAAAATAAGGCGCGAACAGAGCATTGCGCGCCAGCTCATCCAAGCTGCGCGCCGCCTGCTCCCCATTGGTCGCCGCATTCTGCAAAAACTGGCTCGCAATCCCGACACGGCTCGTCACCATGTTCAAATCCTGCGTCGCCGCATAGAAATTCAACGAAATGGTATACTGCTCAACACCCCAGTTCGTCGAGGTCAGGCCGTTATCCAGATTGGTGTTGCTCGACGCCGCGAGCGGCACCGTCACACTCGGCTTCAACCCCGCCCGCGTCTTCGTCAGCGTCTCGCCGATCCCGACCGCAAAATCCTCACGATCCGCGATCAGCCGGTAGCCGAGCCGCGACGTGAGCGCGGTCTCGAACTCACGCTCGAGAAACCCCTGCTGAATGATCGGCTGCAAGGCAGCCGGGAAGTTCTGGATACCCATAAGTCAGTTCCTTCATGTTTTGATTTTTGAGCAGGGGAAGACCTACTTTTTGTGAATAAAAAGTAGCAAAAAAATTTTGATGAGTTTGGTCTTGGGTGCGTATGTCGTCACCACCCACAACCCAGCATCAATTCATCGCTGGGCCATGGGCTCTTACGATGCCAACACCCGCGACCCAGAAGAGCAAAAGTTTTTTGCTTCTTTTTTTCAAAAAAGAAGCGCTTACTTCCGAACCAACGCCGCCTTCGCCGCCCGCCACTCCTCATGGCTCAGCTCGTTCGCATGCCGCGTCCGCGGCGGCTCCGGCCGCGGCGCATTCGCCGCCGCCGAGGACGACATCGCGCCCCCGAACAACCACGGCTTCGCGCGTTTCAGTTTCGCCAAAACCTGTGCAGCCTCAGCAACTTCACCCGTCTCTGTCAGCTTCACCTCGGCCAGGTCGAGCAGCTTTAAACCATCCAGATCCACCATCCCCGCCCGGATCGCCTCGGCCTTCAGCTCCGCCTGCACCAGGCGCGCCTGTCCCTCCGCCTGCGCACGGCTCAGCGCCGCCTCGGCACTCTCCGCCCGCAGCCGCCATTCCATCGCGTCGTCGCGTTCATCTGTCATGCGTCATCCTGATCAATGGCATCGAGTTCGGCCTGCACGTCCGCAATGCTTTGTGACACGGCGATCGTCTTCACCGCCGTCGCGCGCGAAAGCTGCCCCGCACCGGTCAGCGTCGCGACCGCCTGCGCCTCCTTCAGCCTGTCATCGGCTGAGAGCGGATACCAGCGCGGCCAACGCAACGTTAGCCGCTGCGCCACATCCAGCGGCGCCAGCGTCTCGCCCAGCACCGTCAGCGGAAACACCTGCGAGGCCCGCACAACCATTTTGAGCAAAGGCAGCAGCCCGCCCTCGCCGTATGAGATCCGTAGATTATCCGCGAGCCAGATCAGCCCCTGGTTCATCAGCTCGAGCGCCCGCCCCGACTGCGCCGCCGTCAGCCGGTCCGCACTCGCACGGTTGCCGTGTAAACTCTCAAGCGCAAACTCCCGCAACGTCCGCACGTAGGCAATCACCGCCTCGCACGCCGTCCCGCCGATCTCCAGCAGCTTGGCATCGCCCTTCTCTGAAACCACGAGTGCGTTTCCGGCACCTTTGACAATCTCGGAATCGCTCGTCGCCGGCTCCTTGATCAGCAGCGTGGGATCCGAGCTATACTTCAGGCCCCGCCCGGCCTGGCTCAACTGATAGTCGATCTCGATATTCGTCTCGATCGCCGGCCGGAACGTGCAAGCGCCATCAACGCCATCGCCACCGGGAAGATTACGTATCCACACGATCGGCACGAACCCCAGCCCATGCGTCACACTTCGGGCATCATCGCGCACCGCCATCGCCGCCGGATCATTCACCAGCCACGGCAAAAACCACGTCTCGCCCGTCGCATCCCACATCCTCTGAAACCAGTATGTCGCTGCCGGATCGACATCGCGGTAACCCTGCGCTGCCAGATCGCTACCCTTAACCTTGTAGGTCTCGGTCACCCGGCACAGCGTATCCGGCGCCTGAACATCCCATACCGGCGTCAGATACTGGCTCTCCATGACGGACACGAACACGCGCCCCTTCAGCACCCGGACCAGCAGTGCGACAGAACCCACCGAGCCTCGTATCGCGGCATCGATCATCACCTCGTTCAGCCGCGTCTCGCTCATGATATCCGCGAGATGTCCCGCCAGAGCCGCATCCGCGCACTCCACCGCCGGAAAATGTCCAGCACTGAACAGCAGCGCCACCGAATCCTCGACGACGATCCGGCACAGCCCATAACGCACGGAGGGTCGGCGCATCCGCAGCGGCACATACTCTCCCGCCCCGTTCCGCTCCTCATGGAACTGATACGGCAGGTTGTCGTAGATCGTTCCTTCCAGCACGCGCCGCATTATCTCCAGACGCGCCGCGCGAGGTGGCAACGAGCTATCGGCCGGGACAGTGTCGCAAATGGTTTCGAACATGCGCCCTCGGAAAAAGTGAAAGAACCGACTCGTTTTTGTGAACAAAAAGTAGCAAAAAAACTTTGATAACCTGGGCCGTGGGCGTTGGTGCCGCCGAAGCCTATGGCCTGGCGGGCAAACGTTTTTTGCTATTTTTTTCCAAAAAAGTAGCGCTTGCTTCCTTCACCTGCCCAACAACGGCACATTCATCCGTCGCGCCATCGCCGCACTCGCCGTCGCCAACGTATTTACCGCCCGTGACAGCGCATCCACCTGGTCATCCTTGTCGCCATCGGGAAACGCCCGCAGCTCCGCCAGAAACGCGTCGTTCCAGGGCGCTGCCACCAAGGCCAGGTTGCCCGCATCCACCTGTGTCGCCGCCACCATCGCCCGCGTTACCTTGGGCCCGTTCTCGGGCGTTGCGATCACATGAAAACCGAGCAGCCCCCGCGTCAGCATCGCCACCTGCGCCACCCCCGCCTGCCCCGGGTCCTGCGGCAGCGCCAGTATTGTTGCCGCCCCGTCAGCCCGCGCCGCCGCCTGTATCCGCGCCTCCACTTCCGCCGGTCCCGCCTGCAGCCGCACGACATCCAGCACGACCAGTTTCTGCTCCGCCGTCATCCCGAGCTTCAGCCCCACTGTGTAATCGGGCCGCCGCCCGGCGGACGCCGCCCGCGCCGCCAGGTCCCACGCCCGCACGCAGCGCACCGTCTCGGGTGCCACCGCCAGCAATCCCACCCGGTCGGCCTTGAACAGCGCCATCATCGGCGGCCGCGGCGCCTGCTGGTACATCGCCGCAAACGCCCGCTCACCAACCTCGGCCCGCCGGCGGATGATTTCACCCGCCCCCAGCACCTCCGGCCATAGCGCGTCGCCCGGGCCGCGCCCGAGCACATCCCCCGCCTCCGCCAAAGCCGGCAATACCAGGGACGACCACCCGGTCTCCGAGGCCAGCAACCGCCCCGCCAGATCATCCTCGTGCCAGCGCGCCATGATCAGCACGACCCGCCCGCCCGGCTTCAGCCGCGCCGACAGCTCCGCCCGGTACCAGTCATACAACGCATCTCGCGCCGCCCGGCTCTCGGCCTCGGCCCAGGATTTGATCGGATCATCGATGATGATCAGATCCGCCCGCCTGCCGGTAATCGGCCCGCGCACCCCGGCACTGAAATATTCGGACCCCGCCACGGTCGAAAACCTGGCCGACGCCCGGCTCTCCTTGGCGATCCGCACATCCAGCCAGTCCGCATGCGCCACGACGAGGCCCCGCACCTGCCGCCCGAAATATGTCGCGAGCGACGCCGTATGCGCCGTCGCAATCACCTGCCCCTGCGCGTGCTTGGCCAGAAAATAGGCCGGAAACAGCATCGACCCATAGGTCGATTTCGCCGAGCCCGGCGGCATTTGCACCATCAACCGGTCGCACCCGCCGGCCGCGACCTGGTCGAGGCGCTCGATCAGCAACTCATGGTGGCGCGCCGGAGCCCGCCCCCGGCCGGCCATCGCGTGACGGGCGAAATCCAGAAACCCTGTGCCCTCGATCATGAACCGCGCGCCACAACCTCTCGCCGCGCGTCAATCTCCATCATGTTGAAATCAATATACCAAAGCGGGGTATGTGGGCAAGCAAATATAACAAACTATTTTTTATTCTAACGCACGCAGGCCCTGTTAAAAACCGTAGGCAAACCCGAATACTGAGTTCACGGCCAGCGCGGTACTCGCCGGCGCCTCGGCGCCAAAACCGACCAGCCGTCCCCCGTCATAGGCATCATGCGAGACCCCGAGCCCAGCAAACGCGTGCCAGGCATTGGTCAGCCGGTAATCCGCATCGAGCGATACGCGCTCCTCCGCGGTCGTCCCCACCGGTGCCGCAAAATCATTGGACGGTATGGCGACCGTCCCGGCGACGACGGCATACCCTTCAGCATTCGCGCTGACGACAAGCACGGGCGTCGCCGCGACGTCGAGCTTGATCCCGCCGCCGATCAGGGCGGCCTGGTAGCGCGCGCTATCGGCTCCATCCGCACCGTCATTGGCCGAACTGCGTTGATACCCGGTCCCAACGAACGGGATCAGCTCGGCATTGCCGTATACCGGCCGGCCCATGCCAAGGCGTATGATAACGGTGTTGTCATCATCGGCATCAACCGCGCGATCCGCCCCCAGCCAGGCGCCGCCCGAGGCAGCGCCGCCGAGAAAACCGGCCGTGGCGTCATAACTCGCATCGACATAGAGGTCCGGCCAGCCCATGCCCCCAAGCCCGTCGGGGCTGAGCGAGGTGATCCCCGCCTGCAGTCCCACAAGGGCGCCGCTCGATGCGTAATGCGGCAGCAGATTGGCTTCGTATTCCGCGTAGCCGGCGGTCAGTCCAAGTTGCAGGCCACTCTCGGCGGCGCTGATCGTCGGCGGGGCAGCCTGTGCAAACCCCACCGTGACCATTGTCAGCACCGCACCGAGCGACACCCACAACGCCCTCATAGCCTCGCCGCTCCCGTCAAAAAGCCATATTTGCGTAACAAACTCACCACACGGCGAACAGCGCAAAAATGCCACACCAATCCAAAATACCTAGCGTCGGATCGCCCCATGAGCCAACCTGCCCTTCCGACCCTGATGCCGCATCTCGCTACGTAACGAGATGCGATGAACAAACGCCTTACGCGACCGCGCCGATCGCGCGTTCACCCCGCCTCGCGCGAAGCTGCAAGGGCCGCCACCAGCAGGTCGACCCCCTGCCTGTGCCAGCGCTGCACGGCCTTGTGATCGCTGCCGAGCAGCAGGCCCAAGCGCTGCCACGGATAGATATGCCGGCCGGTCAGCGGGTGTACCAAAGCGCGCGCGCCCAGTATCCGCCGCAGCACGAACCGCGCCTCCGGGATCAATGCGAGCCACCCGAACGCCTCGTCCATCCGGCTGATCGCCCGCGCATCGGGCATCGCCGCCCGCGGCGCCGCACTCTGCCAGCCATACGCCTCCTCTGCCGTATGCACGACATCAAAGCGCATCTGCCGCAGATGCGGGCTCGGGCCGCGCGCCGGCATCGCCATCAGGGTCGCCCCCGCATCCTCCAGCCGGGCGATAACCTCATCGCCGGTCATGGCGGGCGTGCTCATGGCGCGCCCGGGCCCGGATAGGGCTCATCGGTCAGCAGCCCCCAGGTCAGCCGGTGTCCCGCGCGCAGCGGCCCCCGGTGCGGATCCTCGGAGACGATGTCGTTGGCCGCCACCGGCGGTGCAGCCATCCTAACAGGCGCCGCCGCGCGCAATCGCCGGCCGCGCTCGATCACGGTGTTGCGCGATAACCCCATGGTGCGGCCAATCGCCGCCCAGGTCGCACCTTGCGCCCGCATCGCGCAGATCGCGCCGTCCGCAGCATCGCTCCATCGCCTCGCCACCGGCATGTCACCCTCCCGTTTTCCAACATCGGGATAGTTAGATAAAATAACAATTTTTGTCAAGAAATACTAACGTGGCGTTGTACTGCGCAGCGTGTTAGGATACCTTATGGCATCGAAAAAACAGCCCCCCGCAGAAACCGTTGGCGCCCGCATCCGCGCCCTGCGCCTCGCCGCAAACCTCACACAGGATGAGTTCGCCGCGAAATTGAACGTCTCACGTTCCGCCATAGCACAATGGGAAACTGACCGGGCCGGCCAGGTGCGCGACAATATGGAGCGCATCGCCAAAGTGCTGAACACCTCGCTCGGCTACCTCGTCTCCGGTGAGACCGGTTCCCTGCTCGGTGACGAGCTTGCTTTGATGCGCCTCTACCGCGCCTGCGCCTCGGAGGATCGCCGGATCCTGCTGCAAACCGCCAAGCGCCTCGCCCGCAGCTAA